TCCTTTTTTATTATAGACATCTAACGCGGCTCTAGTAGGTTGTAACATAAAATCGTAAGGCATCATGTAGCTTAAATCTACATATTCAAACTGATATTCTCCTCTTGCGTCTTTCTTCACATTAGTTAGTGGCATAATATTATGTCCCAACATATATTCTGGTAATATATTACTTTTTAATTTTTGAAGATCTTCGTCTGAAACACCTGTTAATTTTTGTGCTGCCATAACTGTTGCTTTTGGAACTATAAAAGCAGAGGAAACATAACCAGTTAGCCTTTGAGCACCTATGGCTCTTATTTGTTTTTGTAGTTCTTTAGCAGCACTTGCACCTATTTTTTGTATTAGTTGTGGGGACGCTGTAAAAGATAACTCACTTATGCCTCTTGCAAATATGTTACCAGTGTTTCTAATTATCTCTGCTGGGAAAGATGCAAAAGCTCCAAAGAAAGGTACTTTTCTTAAAAATTTAACTGCCTCTGGAACACGACTATAAATAGGCATGGTATCTTTTACTATGTCTCCTGCTAAAATATCTAATCCATCTATGTCGCTAATTAACTCATTCTTTTGTCTTTTAGCTATCCCAGCAGTAACTAAATCATCTGTTATATTATCAATGTTTTGTATGCCTGCTTTTCTAAATGCTGCACTATATTTACCTTTTTCTGCAAGAAACCCTATTGTTTTCCAATAAGTATCTGTGCCAGTGTAGAGACGTTGTAATGGTTTTGCTCCAGGTATTTTATCAACCATTCCTAATAGTCCATAATCTTTACCCTCTTGTTTTATTAATTCTCTAAATTCGTTTACAACTAGGTTTTCATCCCTTATTCCTAGTCTAGCAGTTAAATCAAAAAATTGTTTTTGTTCTTGTGTTGATAGATTTTGTAACTGTTTGAATGATAAAGCCATGGACTCACCTAAGTTCATGTTTCTCATGATGTTACCATTAGCACCAACAAAGAAAATACCAGATGCAAAGTTTCTAACTTGAGATAGAGGGTTATAAACTGTCTTTGACATCTGAGCTAAACCTTTTGCTTGAAGAGAAACACCTAACACAGTATTAAAAATACTATCTCCTCTAAGACCCATGGTTAAAGAGTTATATACTTCTGGTGCAACATAGTCTCCAGATAGTCTGCCATATTTACCACCAAATGCAGACATTTTTTCTATAACCTCTTCAGTCAACTCTGCTGCTCCAGCTTCATCTAAAACAGAACCTGGAACTCTCTGTGGTTTATATTCTCCAAGCTTTACATATCCGTTTTGCCTCAAAAAGTTTATAGAGTTAGCGTCTGTTAAATTTTCCCCAGATATAATTAGAGGTCTGCCTCCCGCACTCAAAGAAGATATACCTTCTTCTGCTCCTACTTTTAATTGATTCGATAACCCAGAATATAATCGACTAGCATTGAGAGTTGTTGACATATCTCCAATGGTTTCTGCGTATAAATTTAGAGGGTCTTTCTTCTCATTCAATAGTTTTCTAAGTTCTGGTATTCTATCTAAGAATGGACTTCTTTTCTTTAATATACCTTCCATAACTTCGTACAGTGGCTTACCACCAAATTGTCTGGGGCCTTGTCTCAAAGCAGCGGCAGTTTTTTTCATTGTTTCTTGAGCAGTTATTCCACCATTTATAGAATTATCTTTTATTATATCCTCTACTATTTCGGCAGCTCTCATCGTAGCATTCTCGTCCTCTGGAAAACCAGCAGCTATTTTTCTGACTGCCTCTGAGTATTCTGGTGTAGCTCTTATTTGATCAAGAGTTTGTCCTTTACTAAAAGCACCTTCATAAACTCTTCTTATATACTCACCTTGTTGCTCATTTATTGTATTAATTAACTGTTGACCATAGTTTCCGTCTAACTCTCCAGAAGCAATTCTAGCTTGAATATCATCTTTGAACTGTGTGGATAAATCATCTATGTGTTTTCTCATTTTTGTTGCAGCCGTTTTTACTGCTGCTCCATATGAGTCTAGTGATGTTGAACTTCTATTTGTTAAAAAATCATATAAATTATTATGTGCTTGATTTATTCCTAATCTGCCTCTGCCAAACAATCTTTGTCCACCAATGACTTTTTTTAATTCTTTTTCAAAAGACGCTACGTTAGCGGCAACTTTGTCTGCATCTAACTTTGTAATACCTTTGATGTCTGCAATTTGTTCATATACTTCGTTTGGAGTTACACCTTTACCACTAAAATATTTTTCTGGTAATCTACCTAGTCCTTTGTTTATTGAAGACCCTAAAAAAGAAAAACCTTTACTTACTGCGTTCATAATGGATGGAACGCCTGGCAATTGTAAGGTAGATTTTGCTGCCATTCCAACAACTGGAAAGGCTGCTTCAATCCCTAGTCCAAAAGCAGTTGCTTCTGCACCTAGTTTTAATTTGTTAGTTATTCGTCTTTTTGCTTCATCCACAGAATTAACTTTTATCTCGTTATCTGTTTTTAAAATATCTGGCAAAGCATCAAAACTATCTGATAATGTAACTGCATTATCAGGTGAAGATAAAAATTCTGCGGCTCCTCCTCTTATGCTTGTTCTACCAGCTTGTTCTACTCTTCTAGCAACAGTAGCTTTTTCTCCTAGTTTTAAAGGTTTTTGAGCTATTTTAAATACCTTTGCTACTTTTCCTAACCCTAGAAAAGATCCTAAAAAACCAGATAATCGTTCTGCTATTTTACCTCCACCAGATTCTGGTGTGAGTCCAGTGTATTCTTGAAACTTGTTAAAAGATTTTTCTACCTTATCTGCTCTTTCAGAATCACCCATTAAATTAAAAACAGTTTTAGTAGGCTCTATAGCTAAACCTCTTAGTAATCCAGATCCAGCGCCTTGTGCTATGTCGCTAAAAGTTGTTTCTTCTGTTTGTGGAGGAGGGACAAAAGGTTCTTCTGTTGTAGTTTCTTGATTTATTTGATTTTTAAGTGCAGATATAAGCTGTTCGTCTGTAGCACCATCAGGTCCTTCAATTCTATATGTAGCACCATCAGGTCCTTGAACTCTATAAATAGCCATTTACTACTCTTTGCCGATTACTTTAAAACCATCGTTAGTATCTGTGCTTACAGTTTTAAGTTTGTTAAAATCCCCAGTTTTTACTGCTTCTATAACGGTGCTTGGAATGTATTTTACTTTATTACCAAAACCAGATTGATTCACTATTGAATTAGAGATATCTATTATTTTTTTAGCTTTTTGATCAATATTAAGGGTTTTAAATTTTGTTCTTTCTGCTGCAGGTAAATAAGTTTGAATATCACCTGCAACAGTGTTTATAATTGTTTTTGCAAACTTATCTGCATTACCCCCACTATCTTTTATTAAAGCATTAATAGTAGTGGTTATTCTATCTAGTTGTTTTTCACCTGCTTTAAATCTTCTTTCTTTCGCTGCTTCTTCTGCTTGAATAGCTAGTTTAGTTGCAGTCATTTGTATGTCTCTTTTTTCTTTTCTGTCCTCTGATAACGCATCACCAAACATTTTAAAACCTTGTGCAAGTCCTCTTGTTATGTTTGTCAATGCATCTGGACTATCTCCAGCAGCGATTAATAATCCAGTCATTATTATATTAAAGTCTTTGTCTGTTTTAATATTACCTTTATCTCCAACAACAGACTCTAAAATATTAGAATACATTTGTTTTCTGTCATCTAGAGATAGGTTTTCAAACTGTTCATATCCTAAAACTTTTCCTAAATTAGCAGAAGTAATGCTTTTATCATTTTCGTTTAAAAAATTAGTAGATAAATTATGGTTGTTTGCTGTTGCATTTAATCCATCTTCTTTTGCTGTTTGTGCCTTTTTAGTATTTTTATTTTTAGTGTTATTAGTAACAATGTCTGTTGAATCTTTGTCTTCCGACATTATTTTTTGATCATGAGAGTCATTGCCAACTGCTTCTAATTTTTTGACTATAGGTACTTCTTTTCTACTTTCTCTTTCTTCTTTTTCTAACTTTTCTAATTGTGGAAGAAAATCTTTACCTTGTTGTTCTCCAGAGGCATCTAAAAAAGCCAATTCATCTTTTAGTTTTTTAGATCTTTTATTAAACAAATCTTTGACATTTCTCGTAATAAAATTTTCTGTTTTACCAGACACATCTCCAGTATCTGCACCTGCCGTTGGATCTGCACTCATCATTATATTTTGAAAACTTCGATTGGCAATCAAATCACTAGCTAAACCTTGTACATACTCATTAGACTTATCTATTAGACCTGGTACACTTTTTAAAAACTCAACAAAAGGTTTGTTTTGTTCTTTAAATCTAAATACTACATCTTTAAAACTTAAATCTGTTCCTGGAACTTTTGCACTAGCATCCCCTTCAGTCATAGAACCAGCACCTACTGGTGTAGTTTCCATTAAATCAGTGCCTGCTAGAGCTGCCACTCTTGATTTAAGTGGTGTGGTTTCTTTGGCAGCCTTATTTGCCATTTTTTGTTCTCTGTCGGCTTGTTGATCTTTGGCTCTTTCAAATTGCTTATCTGCAATATTCATAATTTTTCCAATACCAATAGAGTCTAGTATTGTCTGTCCAATACTTGAAGAGGTTGGTATGAAACTAGTATTAAGTTGTTCTAAAGCAGTAGGGAACTGTGACATACTAGTTGGTCTCATGGTCATTTTTCTGTCATCAAAACCTCTTGGATCACCTAACCCAAAATTTGCAAAAGCACCTTGTTGTGCTTTTATTAACTCTGGTCCACTAGCCATGATACCAGCAGCTCCACCACCTTTTTTACGAAACATCTTTCTATTGTATACGGTCATTATGTAGGTCTCACTCCCATATTAAATAAGTTACCTATTCCGCCTGCACTACCCGCCGCACCCAGACCTGCAATACCAAGTCCTAATAATTGTGATGTTCTGCTTGGCGGTGGTGTAGTAGTAGTTGAATATGTTTGTTGCAGTGCTGGTACACCTCTAAAGATATCAGACATAAATCCTATTCTCTGGAAAGGTAGTGCTTGTTGTGCTAACTGATTAGCTCTTGCAACGTCAAGCTCTCTTTGTCCTTGTTGTTGTTGCAACCCACCAATACCTAATAATGTGTTAACATCTTGAACACCCATCTGTTGTCCTAGTTGTCCTAGACCAGCAGTTTGAACACCCAGACCTGCAACTGTTTGACCTAACTGTCCAGTTAGTTGTGCTTGTCTTAATTGTTGTTGCGCTGCTTGTTGTGCTAAATTTTGTGCTTGTTGAAAACCAGCAGATCTTAGTTGTGCTCCAGTTCTTGCTTGTTGATCCATAACATCAGCGGCTATCTGTCCTTGTAATACTGCTTGTCTTGATCCACCAAATGCACCTTGTCCAGCAGCTCTTGCTTGTGCCTGTAACTGTTGTTGTGCTCCTTTATCTGCAATGTCTTGTTGTGTTGTTGCAATCACATCTTCCATAAAAGGATTCATAAACTCTTGATAACTAGTTGGATCTATTCCTGCTGCGGCAACTCTTTGTTGTGCAGTTCCTAATTGTCCTATTCCTTGACCAACAGCCGCGGCTCCTTGTTGCAAAAAAGGTTGAAATGCTCCTACACCTTGAGTGGCTCTTGTTATTGCATCTCTTTGTCCTTGTGAAAGTCCTGCTAACTGTTGTGCAGCAAAAGGCATCTGTGTGCCACTACCAGTTAAATCAGAAGCACTCTTAAAAATATCTGCTAAAAACTGCTCTTGAAAGGGAGCAAGTCTTACTATTTGTTCTTGTGTAGTCTGTGCCATTATGCAACCCTCTCTAGTTTAGACATCATATCATACATTCTTGCTGCACCCAAGTCCCTATCACCACCTCCAGCACCTCTTACGGCTTTGGCAGTTAATACAAACTCTCCATCAGAAAGTCTTGCTGGTACAGAGTCACTTGTTCCTGTTCCAGGCCCAGTTACCTCACCACCATTAGCAGAGAATATTGGATCTATACCTACTTCGTCTCTATTAGAAAACCTAGTTGGCGATACTCCTTGTTGTCTTCTGAGATCTTCAAAATATCGCTTTCTGTCGTCTTCATCATCTAAGTCGTAAGCTTTGTCTCCTATCAGACCTACTCCTAATCTTGATTTACCTACTGGGTCTGGTCTTCTTTGACCCATGGTTGGTTTTTCTTCTTCACTGCCAAGTGCCAATGCACCAAGACCAAGAGTTGCTATGCCAGTTGGAGAAGTAAAAAAACTTCCAGATTTTTGCATGGCAGGATAAATATCTCCTGCAACTTTAGTTATACCCGATGGAGGTCCTGCAGCATCAAAGCCAAACTTTTGAGCACCAACCACTGCTCGGTCTGTTGGTAATTTTTCAAAGTCTGCACCATATCCACTAAGTCTACCTACTCCATAAGCTAAAGCGGCATTTGTCAGTGCTTCTTGTGTGTCCCTACCTGCGGCTAAAGATCCAATACCAGAACCTATGGCTGCTCCTATTGGACCACCAACATACATACCGATAGCACTTCCAATTACTGGCGCTGCTTGTTTTAATTTTTTTGTGATGTTTCTAAAGATTCCCATAGCTTATATTACCAATTATTTGTTATTTCTACAATGCTATATCCTAGTTATCGCACTTGTTGTCACTCTTGTTTTCGATAATTCTTGAATACTGGCTACAACATGCAGTCTGTTTGCAGTTGCGGCCTGCACTTTTAATATCTCTCCACTCTGCAATATTAAATCTTTTGTAAGTAATTCTACAGTTGTGTTAGCTCCCACGGCTTTGACTTTGAATAAACTAAATGTATCACTGCCACTTACAAGTGTAACTGTTATCGTGTCTGCATTTCCACTGTCCTCTGATACTAATATAGAGTTAACAACGGCTGCATTGAAATCGGCATCACTAGGAACTGTAAACAAAGTTGTAAGATCCGTTGTGGTCAAATCTACTTTTGCATTTGTTACACCTTGAATGTATTGAGGAATACTGGTTATAAGCATTAGCGTCTACCATCCTGTCTTATATCCACTCTAGGTGTGCCTAATTTATATTTTGTTCCTAGTGATGTGGAATCAATTCTTAAAGCAAAAGATCTACCTCGTAAACGATAATTTAATTTTTCTGTAAATTGTTCAACTGGACTGGTTGCAGATCTTTGTGTTGTAACTTGTGTTGTCTCATTAAAATTAGCACCAGGGTTGTTTCTTGATTTCATTGTAAAGGCAACATCTGGATTAACACTCGTAGATCCATTAAACGTAATGTCTGGAATAACTTGTTTTAGAAATAAAAATTTATCACCATCTCCTATGTCAATAGCTGAAGATTCTATAAATGATGTCATGGCAGATCCGTCATCATCAAAACCTACTTCATGGTTATAAAGATACTGATTACCAGTGGCTTGTGGTAAGTTTCTTATACCTCTATCGAGCCATGCTTGTCTTACAAGTGTTCCATAGTACCATACTTTTTCTAAATAATTATAGGCAACATACTTGTCTATTTCTGTTCCAGCAGATGATGGGTAAAACCACAAGATCTCACTAAATTCAGAATTAAGTCCTACATGCACTTTGTCACGCTCTTCAAAATTAAAATCTAAAAACACTTTATCTTTGACAGTGCATGGTAATTGTATTGTTTGACCACCAGAATAAACGTAGAACGTGTCTACACCCATCCAAAACACTGCATCTTCAACAGCTATTGCAGAAAAAGGACTCATTATAGTTATATTTTTTGATAGTTCTTGTAGACCAAATGTAAATGGTGGACCTATGAATTTCATAGCGTGTAAGGTTTTGTTAGTGAAGACTAATATCTGTTGTTTTGTTTCAACAGCTTGTACGAAGGTAGATCCACCACCTAACCTTAAATCACCTGCCGTATTTGTAGCAGTTGGAAAAAAATCTACTGGATTTTCTTGTGATGAAAAACGTATCAACAATGGATCTTGTACTCCATTTCCTTGTGTAGCAGATGAGTTTGCACCTAATCCATCACAACCAAACACGATAACATGTCGGTCTTGGTCTGATACAAGAACTTGTTTTGCTATTGTAGGCACACTTGTTTCTCCAGAATATGTGCTCGTTGCACTAAGCTCTACCGCTCTGTTGCCTAAACCATTTGTTTTGTCCCAGTAAAATAATCCACCATCTCTTGGATTTATAATTATGTCTTCACCAAAATTATCATGTGACCATAATCTAATCTGTGCTCCAGGAACCGTGACACTTGCTGCATTACCCCATCCAACAAAGTCATTAGCAGAATCTGCATTGCCAGTTGCTAATCTAACAAGAGTGTTGTCTGCATGTGTTGTTGTTGCTGTACCACTTGCACCTCTGGTTGATGGACCTCCACCAGTGCCCAATGTGTTAGAACTTATTGTACCAACTGTAATCAATTCTTCTTCTATTAATATCAAATCACCAGCCGTGATGCCTGTTGCACTATCCACATCTATTGCAGTTTCACTTGCATCTAATGCTTCTGCTAGTTGTGTTGCCAAAGCACTAGATGTTGTACCACTCCACTGACCAGCACCCCAACCAGTTCCACCAACCGTGTTGTCTAATCCAACATTTATTTGATATGCACCTACAACACTTGATCCACCATTTCCAGTGTCAGAAGAGTTGGCTGCAACGCTTGATGTTATTTCATAAGCATTAGAGCTTATCAGTCTTGTTATCTGAAATTCTGCATTAAGTATTGTCGCTGTTATTGTACCACCTAAAGTTGCTGCACCAGAAAATGTTACAAAATCTTTCTCGTTTGCACCATGTGCTGGATCTGTAACAGTTATGGTTGTTGATCCGTTTGTAGCTGCAAAAGTCACATCACCTGCACTTGTGGTGTTTCTAATTGGTGTAACATCATTAAAAGTCTGACCCTCTTCTATGTAGTATTTAAGATGTGTGCCAATACCCATGAAGTCAGAACCATCAAGAGCTACCCAGTTGTGTAGTCTTCTGGCACTACCTAGATACTGATTAGGACTATATTTTTCCCAACCACCAAACTTTTCTGGAAAACCAAATCTAAATCTTACTTTATCACCATCAACAAAACCACCTTCATTACTGTAAGATGTAATGTCAGATACAATACCAGGTTTAAATTTTAAAGCTGTCATAGGCATTAGAACGCACTCACTGATTTAGTTCCAGTATAGGCATCTTCATTAACAGTGCCAGTACCATCATTAATTTCTTTCAAAGCAAAAGGTCTACTACTGCCATCACTACCAGATATAGTTCCAGTTAAGCTAAAAGACCCATCTGTTGAATCTCTGTTTACAGTGTTAGTAGCACCAGCAGAAACTGTAGCATTAAAAGGATCGTCTCCAGTTAAAACACAAGATATTGCTAGATTGTTCGTGAATATAAATCGTCTACCTGCTGTTGGACCTACAACATCTACGTTTTTAATTTGGTTAAATGCTCCACGACCCCCTATGATTGCAACCACTGCTTTACCAGTAGCAGAGTCTACAAACATTTCTATGGCAAAAGTACCAGTATTACCATTATTCACACCAACCAAAGCACTATTCCACCGCATAAAACGATATGTGCCACCAGCATGAGAGTGTGTTGTGTTGGTATCTGGTTGATCTGCTGATACGCCATCAAATGTACTAGGTCCACTAGGTCCTACAATAGCACCACTTATCGGTGTACCATCTTCTAAAAAAGCATGTGTAAAAGACATAGCAAAATCAGATCTATTTATATTATCAAGTCCTACACCACCAAAAAGAGTTGCGTAATCTGTGGTGTAATAATTTTCACTTACCAACATACCAGTGGCACTTCCAGTGTTTGGTTTAGTTACTGTTGTGTTACCGTCTCCAAAACTAGTACCAGAACCAGCACTTCTGTTGTCATCAACTAATGCCGTATCAAACTCATGTGTATCAGTCTGCACAACAACTGTAGAGTCATCAGCTTCACTTATCGTAGTTGTGCCAGAGTTTCCAGTAGAACTTTGTGATGACGTAAATGTTTTTAATGTAGACTGCACATTACCACTGCCTTTTAACTCAAGTGTTGTACTAGAATTAGTCGTTAATGGTGAGCCAGTAGAATTAGTTATATTATTACCATTTGTATCAAGTATTATTTTTTTATGTGCAGAATTATTAGA